AAGGCGTAATGGGCTGGAAGCGGCGACCGACAGGCTTTATCCCGGTGGTTGAGGGTGAGCTGAACGCCATGACTCGCGCCATTGCTTTGCAGGCGCTGACGGGCGTGATTGAGCGCTCACCGGTCGATTCCGGTGCGTTCCGAGGCAATCACCAGGTATCGGTGAATGTGGTTGATCCCAGCTTTGACACGATGAACGTGGACAAGAGCGGCGAGGCTGCGTTGGCCGCCGGCACCGGGAAAATCGGCGGTGCACGCAGTCCGTATCAAATAATCTACATCCAGAACAATCTGCCGTACTCCGAAAGATTGGAAGACGGCTATTCCGGGCAGGCTCCCCAGGGCGTCTACCACGTCACCTTCGATGCGTTGAGAGCCAGAAACACATGACCCCTGAAGAGATCCGCCAGACACTGGAGGGCCACATGGCCGGGTGGCTGGACGCTCCGGTGGCTTATGACGGCCATGCCACGCCGCCAGCAGTGAAGGCGGCACAGGATGCTGGCACACCCTGGGTTCGGTTCTCCATTGCGCCGAGCGCCACGGTTAATGCATCGATCACAGACAAACCATGCCCTCGCCGCGCCGGCCTGATCTTCATTCAGGTGTTTACCGAAAGGAACACCGGCACAGCCCCGGCGCGGCAGATTACCAGCTCGCTCACTGAGCACTGGGAAAACCAGAGCCTGACCACAATCGGGCCGCTATGGACGCTGGAAGCCAGCGAGCAGCGCGTCGGCCCCGATACCAACTACTACCAGCTAAACCTGACCATCCCCTACCGGGCAGACTAAGAGGTCCATCATGTCAGAATCCAACCGTATCCGTGTGGCCTATCGGGCTGCAGGGTCATCCGATAATTGGCAGGTTATGCGCCGCACTTCTGGCGGTCCTGCGCTCACCATGAACACCGAGAACAGTAACGAGGTGATTGGTGATCGCCTGGTGTCTGACCTGATCCTGCAGAGCGCCGAAACGGGCGGTTCGCTGGAATTCGAATTCTCGGCCACCAGCTTCGATGATTGGCTCTCCAGCGCCTTCTGCAAGGCATGGTCTGTGGATGACCCAAGCGCCGGCACTGACACCCTGCTGATTGGCGTGGATGACATTCTGTATGACGTATTGCTGTCCTATCAGGACATCGACCGCCACATCAAATTCAACAGCATGCGAGTGGGTCAGCTTGACCTGAACGTCGAAGCTGGCGCCACCATGACCGGCACCATTGCCTTTGCGGGCACGGATTACGATGCCGAGTACGACCCGTCTGGCGACACCTTCGACGCGGCCACCACTACCCGTGTGCTGCGCGGTGTGGACGTGGGCACCATCAGTCTGGATGGAACCCCCATGACCGGCACCTGCATCCCCAGCTTCTCCCTGAGCCTGAACAACAACTACCAGGCAGGCTTCTGTCTGGGGTCGCTGTCTCCGGGTAAACAGGACAAGGGCACCGCAGAACCCACCGGCGTGTTGGGTATCTCCATGACCGCAGACACCTACGACACCTGGGTGCAGCTGATTGCGCAGTCTGAGCTGTCGCTGGCCTTCCCGTTTGGGGATGGCACCAACAGCTACACGCTGACCATTCCGCGCCTGAAGGCAGGCGGCGACCTGCCCGTCCCGGGAGCCAATGAAATCGTCAACTGGGAGTGGAACTACACCGCCCTGCGTGACAGCAATGGCGTGGCCCTGCAACTGACCCGGACGACCGCATAATGGCTTTTATCGCTGACGCATACGACACAGACAAAATCCAGAAGGGCCGGTGGTGCGAGTACCAGGGCAGCCGCTTCCTGATTGCCCGCAGTGACAACGACGCCTTCCGCAAGGCGTCTGGTGAAGCTGAGCGTGCCCGGGTCATGGCCAAGCCGGAAGATCGCAAGTTCGGCCCTGACCTGCACGACGAGAATCTGCGCATTGCTGCCGAGCACCTTCTGCTGGGCTGGGAAGGTGTGGTGAACCGTGAAGGCGAGGAAATCCCCTATACGGTCGAGCGCGGCTTTCTGGCCATGCGCAATGACACCGAGTTTGCCGACTTCGTGGTCAGCTCATCCCGTGAGCACACCGCCTACCGACACGAAAGTCTGCAGGAAACCGCAAAAAAGCCGTAGCGGCTCTTAACCACCAGTTGGAGTGGGGCGGCAACGACGAAAAGCACCGCATGGTGGCCGAAAAGCTGGGCCTGAAGGCGGAACCGCCAGAGATTGACGCCCTGGTCGCCATGCACATGGAGGCGTTCTATAGCCTCTCACGCGCCCGCACCAATAACGGTTACGGGCCGCTTCCCCTGAGCATCACCGAAATCAGCGCCTGGCACCGGTTCATGGAAACGCCAATAGAGCCGGAGCAGATGCTGTTCGTCACCCAGCAGCTGGATGAAGCCTACATGCTGTGGGCATCCAAGAAGAGGTCATAGATGGCATACGAGGCAAGGCTGGAAATCGGCGTAGATTCGCGTGATGCAAAGAGTGATGTCGATGGCCTTGATAACTCCCTTGGCAGGGTGGAGAAGTCCGGCAACCGTGCGGACAAAGCCACCCGGCGCTTCGGGAAGGGTGCGCGCTCCACTGCGATGGAGCTAAACCGCCTGCGCACCGTTGCCATCGGGTTTGTGGGTGCCATTGGCGGGGCTGCCGCACTGCGCAGCATCGTCCGTGCCTCCGACACCTACACCAACCTGCGCAGCCAGCTGCGACTGGTCACCGATAGCCAGGAAGAGCTCAATAAGGTCTACAACGACACCTTCCGGCTGGCACAGGACACTCGTCAGGATCTTGAGGGGACGGTGGGCCTTTATGCCCGGCTGGCGCGCTCCACGGACGAGCTAGGCCTGAGCAATTCCGACCTGCTGACCATCACCCGGGCGGTAAACCAGTCTTTCGTGATTTCTGGTGCCAGCGCCGAGGAAGCTGCGGGCGCGGTTCGCCAGCTTTCCCAGGGCATGGCCTCCGGCACCCTGCGTGGCGAAGAACTGAATTCCGTGATGGAGAACAGCCCACGACTGGCCCGCGCCATTGCGGAGCAGATGGGCAAGTCCATCGGCGAGCTTCGCCAGATGGGCGCTGATGGCAAGATCACTGCCGAGGCCATCAGCGCGGCGCTGATTGGCGCTGCCGCCGACATTGACCGCGAATTCCAGACCATGGAGCGCACGGTCGGCCAGGCCATGCAGCAGCTTCGTAATGATGTGCTCAATGCTCTGGGGCCGACTGAAACCGCGCCGCTGGTTGATGCCATTGATGATCTGCGCGATCTGGTATCGGACCCGGCTTTCCGCGAAAACCTGATTTCTCTGACGTCTACCGCTATCGGTGGCTTCAAGTCCCTGTCCGAGGTCATCGCCAACACCGGCAAAGAGCTTCGCATGCTGGGCGTTATAAATGGGCCAGAAGCCGATTCCTTTGCGCAGCTGAAGGAGGTGCAGCGGCAGATCAAGGAGCTGGAGGCGGAAGCAGGGAAAAGCCTGCTACAGCGCGACCTGCTGCTTTCGCCCATGGGTCCGGGGCTTTGGTCTGAAGGCGAGATTAGAGACCGGATTCGGCAACTGAAAGCTGAAGCGGCTGTGCTTCGTGAAAATCTTCTGGTTGAGCTGCCAGGCTCGAATGGAGCCGGTCAGCAAGGACAGCAGGGTGGCAGCGTTTCGCCCCCAGTATCCTCTGGCCCAACCGAAGACCAGCTCAAGGCCCAAGAAGACGCCCTGCAGCGTGTCATTGATGCGGCGCATGCCAGAACTGCGGCATTCCGAGAGGCAGCCGAGGCTGACAGGGAGATGCAGCAAGCGAGAATCGATGCTCTGGAAGATGTGCAGGCTTCCCTCCGCACCGAAGAAGAGGCGATTGAGCAGAGCTATTTGCGGCGTCGGCAAATTGTGCTTGAGAACACGGAAGAAGGCTCAATTCAGAGGCGTGAGCTTTTAAATCGTCTCGAACAGCAAACCAATGCGCAGCTTGAGGAAGTAAACAGAGGGTTTTGGGGGCGATACCTTGCAAGCGCTCAGGAAGCTCTGACAAACATGGACGACATCGCGACTGGAACAATTGAGACATTTTCCAGTGGCATGGGCAGCGCTTTCGAAAGCATGATATTCGACGCCCAAACCGCCAGAGAGGCATTCCAGCAACTTGGCGAGGGCATGGCCCGATCTATCGTGAACGCCCTGGGTAAGATGGCCGCTGAATGGCTGGCTTACCAGGCGGTCCAGCTTCTTGTAGGAAAGACTACGGCAGCGGCCGGGGCAGCTGCGATGGTTGCCAATGCGCAGGCATCCAGCGCCATGGCCTCGCTAAACGCTTTTGCCAGCACCGCCGCCATCCCAATCGTGGGGCCGGCAGCCGCCCCGGCCGCTGCTGCCGCTGCTGCCGCTGCAACGGCGCCAATGGTCGCTACTGTCGCAGCAACGTCTTTCGCTGGCTCCTTCAACGGCGGTGGCTACACCGGTAACGGCATCCGGGCGGGCGGCGTTGATGGCATGGGTGGCTTCCCGGCGATCCTTCACCCCAATGAGACCGTGGTGGACCACAGCAAAGGCCAGAAGGTGGGTGGCGATGTGACAGTGAACGTCAACAATGCGCCTGCCGGCACAACCGTTCAGCGCCGCCAGATGGACGGAAGAGAGGTCATTGACGTGATGGTCGCAGACATTAACGACGACGGGCCGGTATTCCGTGCCCTGCAATCCAGAAGCAACGTGCGCAGGGTGGGTAGCTGATGGCGACAAGCATTGATTTTCCGTCCCAGCTGCCTTGTGGTCAGCGTGAAGGCTATGGATTGCAGCCGGTACAGCCTTTTGCGAGAACCCCCATGGCCACGGGCCGAGCCAAGCAGCGACGCACCTTTACGAATGTGCCGACGATGGCAGATGTGTCCTGGATAATGACGCCTGAGCAGACTGTGCTGTTTGAAGCGTGGTTTCGTGATGCCATTAACGATGGAGCGGACTGGTTCAATTGCGAACTGCGCAGCCCGCTGGATGGCCGAGATAACCCCGGTACCAGCCAGTATGAGTGCCGTTTTACTGAAATGTATTCCGGCCCGGCCCCGGTGGGCGCCTTTGAATGGCGGATTTCGGCCCAGCTGGAAATCATCGAACGGCCACTCATTCCTGTTGGCTGGGGCCTGTTTCCTGAATTGGTGCTGGGCATGTCGCTGATTGATCTTGCCGCTAACCGCGAGTGGCCGGAGGCCTGATGCCATCACAAGCTCTCGCCACCGTTTACGCCAGCGCACCTACGGATGCGGTTCTCATTCCCACCCTGGAGGTGTTGATCCCGGGTGTTGATCCTATCCGGGTATGCAATGGCTTCGAAAGCCAGACCGTCACACTTGAAACCGGTGAGACGGTGACATTTGAGGCGGGCAACTTGGTTATTGAACTTCCGGAGCGCAACGACACCGGCAAGCAGACGCTGAAATTCGGCCTGTGGAATGTGAATGGTGAGGCCCAAGAGGCCGTAGAGAAGGCTCTGGAATCAGATGATGAGTCCCTGATTGTCTACCGCGAGTATGACAGTCGCGATCTGTCGGCCCCTGCCAGTCAGCCCCAGACTTTCACCTTGGTGGGTGGAACCTTTGAGCAACTGGATGTGCAGTTTGAGGCCAGCTACTACGACATTCTTAACACGGCATGGCCCCGCGAGCGATACAACAGCCTGAATGCCCCTGGAATCCGCTACCTATGATCCAGCAATACCTTGCCACCACCTACCGCCGATATGGCCGGGGGCCGGAGGCGTTCGACTGCTGGGGAATGGTGAGGGACGCCCGAGTGCGCATGTTCGGCAAACCAGAGCTTACCAGCCATGGGGATGTTGGCGGTGACGATGCTAGGGGCATGACCGCTGCCGTAAACGCGACCATTAACAGCAGCTTGCGGCCAGCATCCAAAAGCCCCGGGGTGATCGCTATGGGCTGGCGCGGTAGGCTTTGCGTTCATGTTGGCATCATTGTCGATGTGGATAACCGCCTGTGGGTGCTGGAGACGAACGACAAAACGGGCCCAGTGATTACCCGAATTCCTGATTTTGAATCCCGCTTCCTGAAGGTCACTTACTACGATGATTAACGTCTACCCGAGCGTTGGCCCCTGTGAGCCCATCGAAACGCACGATGCGGCAGGTGTGACCATTGGGCAGTGGATGGCCGATAATGTGCCGGGGTATGTGCCCGGCGATAATCAGCCGGTCAGCGTGACGGTCAACGGTGATCTTGTGGCGCCTCGCAAATGGGCGGGCCTTAGAGTTGCGGCTGAAGACGTGGTGCATATTCGGGTCCAGCCGGCTGGGGCTTTTCTGGATTATCTCAACCTTGGCGTGGATGCTGTTGGGGAGGTGTTCAGGCCAGTTATTAACGCTCTGACTCCCGACATTCCGAATCAACCGGGACAGGGCAGCGCGATAGATTTTGCAGATGCGCGAGGCAATGTGGCAAGGCTTGGACAGGCGGTGCCAGAGTGCGTTGGCAGCGTGCGGCGCTACCCTGATTACCTGCTTCCTCCACGGCGCTTGTTTGTCACTCAGCGCCGGCAACGGGTAAGCCTGCTTCTCTGTATCGGCAAGGGGGATTACAACATCCCCATCAGTGAGGTGAAGATCGGCGAAACACCGCTGACCAGCCTTGGCGCCGATGCGGATTTTTCGGTTTATGGGCCAAATGAGGACCTGAGCGGCGAACCCGCTGCGGAGTGGTGGCATAGCTGTGCAGAGGTGGGGGCTACGTCCACCGGAGGCGCAGGCATTGACCTTGGGGAAATCAGCGGGGTGTCCAACTACCCAAGCGCTTCAAGCTTCATGTTTAGTGGCGACTCTATCAGCATTCCCTCTGGTGCCGGCTCTTTCCCTGTTGGCTGGAATAACACGCTCACCGTTC